AGGTGTAAACCCAGCGGTCGAACCAGTGGAGCGCGTCCGCCGCGCAGCGCGCGTCCTCCGCCTCCCAGCCCCCGGCCTCTGCCGCCTTCGCCTCGGCCTCAGCCGCCGCGTCCTCGGCATCGAGCAGGGCAAGAAGCTCAAGTTCCTCCGCTTCGCTCAGCACGCCGGGCCTCGAGTTCCTTGATGCGCGCCTGCCGCTCCTCACGGCTCATGTTGGCGTAAGCGATGGGGCCACCACCCGGGCCGCTATGTTCGTGCACCACCCGGTCGCCGTGGGTCTTCGGCGCCATCCGGGCCGTCGACCACTTCACCGCGTCCAGATAACCCCGGGCGCCGCCGCTATCGACCTTCTTGCCGTTAACCTCGATCCCCAGGGCCGCAGCCCGATTGATCGTCAGCGCGTCCTCTTGGAGGTAGTGTGCCCGGCCTTCGCGCGCGCGGGCGTACTGTTGGCAGCGGTCCGGGTCGGCATCGAGCCACCTGTTCGTTGAGGGCGTATCCAGCCCCATCTCGGCGCAGGCGGTTCGCAGGGAAGCGCCGTCCCAAAGCCGGGCCAGCAGCGGGTCGAGGTCTTCGTCTACTGGACGTCGCTTACCCTTGCTTCCTCGACCTTCGCTCATGCGGGGGTGTTCTCCGGTGCATAGGCCTGGGTCGGTTTTTTTACCGCTCCCCGATTGCTGTCTTCCAAGGTTCCGGTAAAGCTACCGCTATTCGGGCGTCAACGGGATGCCCGTCCTATGGAGACTGATACGATGGCCCACGAAGTTGAGACGATGGCGTTTGCCCATGCTGTGCCGTGGCATGGCCTGGGTGTGCCGGTGCGCGCTGACCTGACGCCCTTGGAGATGGCGCAGGCGGCTGGCATTGACTGGAGCGTCGAGAAGCGCCCGCTCCTGGCGGTGGCCCCCGAGGGGTCCGAGGTGGGTTCGGTTACCGTCCCCCGCCACTACGCGCTGACCCGGGCCACCGATGGCACGGTGTTCGACGTGGTCGGTGAGCGGTGGAACCCGGTCCAGAACGTGGACCTCCTGGCGACCTTCAAGAAGTTCTGTGAGGACGGCGGCGCCACCATGGAAACGGCGGGTGCGCTGCGGGGTGGTGAGATCGTGTGGGGTCTCGCCAACCTGGGCAACGGGTTCGTCCTGCCGGGTGGGGACGCCGTGAAGGGTTACCTCCTCCTCGCGTCCCGCCACCAGAGCGGGTTCGCGACCATCGGTCGGGTGACCCCGGTTCGGGTGGTGTGTGCCAACACCTTCGCGATGAGCGGCGGGTTCAAGGGGGCCGCGCAACTGCGCGTGCCACACACGACCGCCTTCGACCCGGAATGGGCGGCGGAACAGATGGGCATCGCGCGGGCTGGCATGACCGACTTTGAGCGGAACGCCAAGATCCTCCAGGCCATCAACATCGGTCGCGACGACGCGCTGCGGCTGTTGGCGCCGATCTACCAGCCGGACACCGAGGTGAAGGAGCTGGTCGCGGACTACGACCGGGTCGCCAACCGCACGGTTCGCGACGTGATGGAGGCCGCGCTCACCGGCGCCGGACAGTCGGAAGTCGCGGGAACGGCCTGGGGCCTGTTCAACGGCGCGACCTACTACTTCAACCACAAGGCGCGCGGCGCGGCGGGCGACCGGATGGCCTCGACGCTCCTGGGTGCGAACAACGCCCGCCTCAACACCCTTATGGGGAACCTGTTGGAACTGGCCTAGGGGGTGTGACCCCGGCGGGCGCACCGCTCGCCGGGGTCGATCGCTCGGTCGCCCCCGCAACCCAGCGAACCTGACGGGCGAACCCGCCCATTGCGGCCTCGGGAAACCGGGGCCGATTTTGTTTGCGGCCCCTACCCTTTCAGGTCGGCCAGCGCCAGGAACTCCGCGCGCAGCGCCGGTTCACGGAAGGCGCCATGTAGGTCGCTGGAGGTCATTCGGTGGGGGGTGCGAACACCCCGCGCCGTCATGCAGAGGTGTTCGCCGCGCGCCACGACCGCGACGTGGGCGTGGCCCAGGGCGGCTCTAAGGTCGCTCGCGATACCAGACACCAGCCGCTCCTGTAGCTGCAGCCGGTGGGCGTGTTTGTGGGCAATCCGACCCATCTTTGACAGGCCGATCACCCGGGGCGCCGCTGTCCCACCCGCATCCGCGGCTGGCTGCGACAGGTAACCTACCGCCACGTCGCACCAAAACGGGAGGAGGTGGTGTTCGCACATCGACCAGACGCGCATCCCGCTCACCACGACCAACTGATCAACGGTCTCGGATTCGAACATGGTTCCCAGGCGGCCCGGGTCATAGTCCAAGAACTCGGCCCACATATCGGCCACCCTGCGGGGGGTGTCCAACAACCCCTCGCGGTTGGGGTCTTCACCAAGCGCCACCAACAGATCGCGGACGGCAACCTTTGCGGCCTCTACGTCGACTCCAGTGGTCGCGGGCGCCGGGTTGAAGGGGCGGGAGGTGAAGGCGTCATCAGCGGCCACGACCGCCTCCATTGGCTAGGACGTGAAGCTGGGGCAACACCACCACGTCATGCAGGCCGCGCTCCATCACCATGCCACAGAGGGCTTCGTAGCGGTCCAGCAGTTTAAGGCGCTGGGCCGGGGTGACCTCGTCCTGGCCGTGGTAGGGGTTGCAGGTCTGGACGTAGAGCGTCGTGCCCGGCTTTGTTTCAAACGCACAGTCCAGAGCGAATTGAAGGTCGTCGGGTGTGTCCACCACCACCTTGAGCGACGTGTTCGCGGGCGGTTTCGCCCTTAGCCACTTCCGCAAGCCGTCCCAATCCATCGGCTGGCCGCTGCTGGGTGGTTTCGGGCTGACCGTAACGTGGTCCAGGGCGCTCGCCCAGGGCGCCCACACGCTGCCCTGCGTTTCAATGGCCACCCGGTGCCCGCGCGCCTGTAGGGCCGCCACCAGATCGCCCAGCGGCCACATCGCGGGGTTCCCACCCGACAGCGTGACCATCGGGCGCATATACTGGCGACCACAGAGCGCGTCGGTGCGCTGAACAATCTCGTCCACGGTGAGGCGTTCCCAGGTCGCGGCGTGAATTGGGTCCACGGCGAACATCGTGTCACACCATGAGCAGCGGAAGTCGCACCCGCCGGTTCGCACGAACAGGGTGGGCACACCGATCAGGGCGCCCTCCCCCTGGATGACGGGGCCGAAGATTTCGGCAATGGCGATCCGCTTCATTTAGGCTGCCTGGAAAATCGCGCTGTTCGCGCCGTGTTCGCGCACCTCGACCGACACCAAGCGAACCCGGGGAGCGAACCCCGCGTCCCGCAACCAGACCTCGGTTGCGCCGTAGATCAGCGCGGCAGTGGCCTCACAGCCGGTGGAGGGAACCACCCGGACCTGCATGATTCCACGCTCGGCCGCTGCCTCGTAGAACGCGCGCTCGGGGTCATCCTCGGCCACGAGCGTCTGGTGGTCCAGCAGCGCCTCAAGCATACCCTTCAGCGGCTTTAGGCCACCGAAGTCCACGACCCAGTTCCGCTCGTCCAGTTCGTCAGCTTCGAACACGAACCCCACTGACAGGGCGTAGCCGTGCATGAACCGACAGTGGCTTTGTGCCCGCCACTGGCGGAACGCGCAGGACAGGCCGACCTCGTGGCCGTAGGTCTTGGTGGAACGGTAGGGCATGAGGTGGCCTATCGGGTCAGGTAGAGCGCCACGACGCCCTCGGGGTGGCTGATAGGATTTGGGTGGAGAAGACGGCGCCGGTAGAACTCCGCGTCCACCGTGAAGTCCAGCCGCTTGCGGTCCAGCACCTTCCATTCGCCCAGCAGCGCCAGCAGCTCAGGTTCCGAGCGGAACCACTTCACCTCGTTGACCGAGTTGTGGGTCTTGGCCGCCAAGTGTTCAGGGTCGGTAACGAACTGGATTACCAGCACCCGGTCGGCCCAGGTGGCAAGGTGGTTGAACAGCTTGGTTGCCTGGGTGTCGGTCAGGTAGTGCAAGACGTAGCGCAACACGGCCAGGGACGGGCGCGGAAACCATTTCGGTTTCCACTTTAGACAGTCGGCCACCACGTCCGGCGCCTTGGTCGGGTCAATGTCCACCGTCAGGGCGTGGGGAATGAAGTGGCGAAGGAGTCCGTTTGCACCACCGAGGTCAAAGACCCGGTAGGACGTGTCCACCCCGCTTAGGAACACAGGCATGACGTCGCGATAGAGGAGTTGACTTGTCGGGTCGCCCCAGGTGCCAAACTTGGTGCCTTCATCGGCAGCGAACACGGTCATGCAGCCTCGCGGTGTGGGACCAGGAACTCAAACGCCTCGCGGACCACGCGGAGCGCGTTCTTGGTGTTAAGCGCCAGGAACAGGCGGGTTCCCAGGGCGCGTTCGGCATCGAGGGACATGGCAACCCATGACCTCGCGGCCAGCCGCCGGTTGATGGAGTAACCCCCTGCCCACCCCGCGTTCCGCGCGAGCGTGTAGGGGTCCATTCCAAGCGCGCGGATGCGCTCGAGAACCTCGGTGGAGGGTCGGTCGGCGAATTCGGTCTTCTTTAGCTGCCGGGTCCGTCCGTGGCCCATGTAGAGCAGGAAGGAGCCGTATCGCGCGCCGGATTCCCAGGACGAGGCGTCGCACATATAGGGGCGGTGCGCCTTGATGTAGCTAAGGCCGGTGTAGCCCAGGAGGTGAACGCGGCGCCCGGCAGCGTGGCGCATGACCGCCTTGACGTAGCCGTGCTTGCGGTGACCCAGGCCGTTAAGACCACCCACCCCCACAACGTCGCTCGTCCGCCAGTATTCGTCCATCACGTCCAGGCTTTCGCCGGGTGTTAGGATCGGCACCGGGGTCAACCCCCGGGACAGCATCACCTCGTAATTCCGGCGGGTGGCTTCCGGGTCGCCAATCACGTCGAGGGCGAAGTAGCGCCAGGGGCGCACCGACATGGTCTCGATGGACTTGCAGTAGGCGTCCAAGTCGACCGGCTTACCGCCAGCCCAGGCCGTGAAGGCGCCGCAGTCCAGCAGGAACCGCAGGTGCGGTCCACAACCCGCCAGCGCCTCGATCATGCCCGCCTGCAGGTAGGGATAGGCCACCAGCACGTTGAGCGCCGGGGATGGCACGTCCACCGGCTCCGTCACTTCACGTCCGCCGTGATCTTCTGTTCCGCCAACCACGCCGTGACCCCTGCCACCACGTCGTCGGCGCGGTCCTTGTGGTCAGGACCAAGAACGATGCGAACCGTAACCCCCATGCCGTCAAGGTTCTCGGTGTGACGCTCCAGGGCGCCCAGGTCGCTATCCCAACCCCGGTGGATCGCGTCGAGTTCTTCCGGCGTGAACCCGGCAATCGCTAGGTTGACGCCCTGGCGCTCAAGGTCGGCCAGTTCGGAACGCAGAAGCTCGTCGTTCCATACGGAGTTGAGCGCGATCTTGTTGTCGGCGATCACGTAGGCGCGCCACTGGGCTTCGCTAAGGCCGCGCAAAGTGATGACCGGAACCTCGGGTAGCGGAGGGTCCAACATCGCCGCCATCCAGCGGCCATGACCGGCGCCGATGGTGGAACCGTCCTCCTTGAGAAGGATCGGTGCGTTGAACCCGAACTGTTCAATGGACGCGCGAATCTGGCGGACCTGTTCGTCAGTGTGGGTCCGGGCGTTGCGGTCGTAGGGTTGGAGCGTGGCCGGGTCGGTGTAGGCAAGGACGCGGCGACCATCAACGGGCGGCGCCTTGGCTGCGGCCTGGGTCTTAGGCATCAACGCTCCAGGGCTCGGGTTCGGGGGCAACGGTTAGACAACCCTACGGACTCGCCTTGGTCCGCCGGGGACCGAAGACAGGGTTCCAGGGGCCTCCCGCAGGGCACGCAGCCGGATCGTCCGGGAGCGGTTTTTTTACCGTTTGCCGCACCTGTCAAGACACACCCCCGACCGGCGCCCGGCGTCGTAGCGGTAACGCGACCTCCGCTTCGGCCAGGACCAGGGGCGATGCGCGACCGAAAAGCGAGAACAGCACCTCGATCCGCTCGTCGGCCCGGCGCTGAACGAACGTCGCCGGGAAACCCTGGAAGGGTCCGCCCGTAATGGCGACCGGGGTGCCGGGGGTGGGGTCGTCGGCCTTGTTCCGCCGGGTCCGGTCAAACTCCCCCGCTTCCTCCTTCGCCAGGATACCGGCAATGATCCCAAACGGGAGCGGCGTCGGTGGAATGTGTCTCGAGAACCGCACGACCGCGTGCACGGCCTCGACCGCTTCGCACTCGGCGAACGCCTGCCGCTCGGTGAAACCGACGAACAGGTAACCGTCGAACAGAGGCCCCGGCGCCCGCTTGCGGCGCCCCAGCGGCGCCCGGCGCCAGCGGATCAGCCGGGGCAGGTAGACGGCGAAGCCCGCCTCGACCAGCGC